AACAATAATTGGTCCATTTCAGGGGTATATTCCTGCATTTCGGTGGTTATTTGGTAATTCATGTATTCCTGAACACGCTCCGCTTGCGCCTCAATTTCAGGTGTTTCCATGCCCATTACCTGTGTTTTTACAGGTCCTTTTGATGGTAAAAGCTCTTTAAAGGCTTGAGCTTGGAATTGAGTAACCGATTCTGCTAGGAGGGGGTGGGTGACACCGCTTGCGCCAGGAAACGGACGGTCGCGATCTTCGTATTTGAAACCGAGTAGGTCTAGTCCTTCGACATAAGTCTGTTCCCATTCACCACGACTTGCATGATCTTCGTCAAAGTCGCCGACTAGATCATTGGCAATCAGTCCTAGTTCGCCTTCTTCTAAATAATCTGCTAGGTTTGCGTCGAAAGGAATCTGATCCATGAAGTCCATTTCCATTTCTTCTGGACTAAAATCTATTTCCGCTGTTCCGTCTTCTGCAAACATGACCGAAGCACCTTGGTCCATGGACATTGGTTCTTCGATCTCTACTGTTTCGCCTGCTTCGACGTCTAAATCGATAAGATCAGAGATCCGATCTATATTGGTCGGCTTGTTGTCGCCTATTGCCATTAGTTAGTCCTTCCAAATTCTCTGGGCAAAGGCTGTAAATAATCCATTAGAAACTCGGCTGTTTGCTCTCCAAAACTAGGTTCTTCTGGAATCATTGTTGCTTCTGCCATTTTACCCAACGCTGCGGTTGTGCCCAACAACTTGAGTTGTTCGTTGTCTGCCACTTCTTGCATTACTGATTGTATTTCGTCTTCTATTTTTTTAATTTTAGCTTGCCAATACTTTGCATCTTCGGGTTTGTAATAAGGGCTGTTGGCATCATTTTTTGCCCATTTTAACTCTTCTCTAAGCTTTTTAAGCATGGCTGCTGCTTTCATCTTTGGGTTTTTAAGGTCTGGTCTAGCTCTTCTGTACGCTTCTGTAAGAAGTTCGTCCGCCGCTCTTTGTGACTCTGTTCTTTTATAAAAAGTTGAATAAGGATCACCATATATTCTACCTGTTACCTTTTCACCCATGATGTCCCCAGTTCTTCCTTCAAGCATTTTTCTTTGCGTTAGTTCTTTTGTAGCGGGACTAGGCTCAATGGTTTTACGATAAAGCGCTCTTATTTGTTGCGCCAATTTTTCTTTTTGCTCAAGAGACAGATCTGATCTTCTGGCTATTTTTTCTATTTCTTCTATAACTTCTGGTGCATCGTGCCTAGAAATTCCCAATCTTGGTCCTTTACTAACTAAAGACGCAATACCTTTTGCTGCTTTAGGTATAAAAAACATTAGTTAGTCTCCAAGCAATTTGTCAATCACTGGGTCTAGGAAAAGATCAGAAACCATTCCTTCTCCAAGTGCTTGCTCGAAAGGTGGGATGTATTCGTAGTCTGCGGGACTCGTCTGAGTTGCGTCCATCATTTTATCGACAGCTAGACTTGGCTCTCTCATGCCTCTGAACTCTGGTCTGACTAAAAAGGAATCTTGTATCATTTCAGGAAGTCTGCCTTCTCTGGCCATTCCTTCCACCATTGCGCCTCCTACAAAACCTGCTCCTCCTGCTCCTACCATTTTTATAATGTCCATAGAAAGTTGAGCTGGATCTGCTTTAGCGAGTTGAGCTGGTGTTGCGTTTCTAACAGCTGTTGCTGCTGACTTAATCGCTTCTACTTTTTTAGCCGCTGGAAGATCCATTTTCATAACTGAATCTTTAATCATTTCCATGGTTTCGTCTCCAACTTGTTTGGCTCGCATGGCTGTGCTTCCTTTCATCCTGTAGGGTTGGAGCATTTCATCTAGCTGGGTGCTAGCTTTTTCATAACGCCCTTTTGCTACTTGAGTCGCCTGTTTCGCCTCCATTAAGTCTGCATAATCTGTGTCTGCCTTCCTCATTACGTCTGCATAATCTGTGTCTGCCTTCCTCATAACTTCCGATGCTTTCCTTTCCGCTATTTCTTCAGGAGTCAGCCTTCTGTTTGGTCCTCTGCCTTTGTTTCTTCTCAGCAGAGTCCCAATACCTTTAAGTATTCCCATAGCCATTAGTAGACTCCTGTAAACTTAGTGCCGCGTAGTGCTGCGCCTTGACCTCTTGATTTACCTTTGCCTGCGCCAGGTTGTGGTCCTTTGCTGGTTGCTATGGTTTTTTGTTTTGCGTAAGGAACCATTCCTTGGTCCTTGATCTTTTCACCTTTGTCCATTTTAATTCCTCTAGTAATATTCTCTGATTCTGCGAGGCTCGTTGTCCTGCATATCATAATCTGATTCTAAACCAATAAATCCCCCTTGTCGATAGCGAAGAAGAGCCTGAGTTGTTGAGTCTACCAAATCGTCGTGATCTCCGAAAGGAAATGCTGCACATTCTTCGACGAGTTCTTCCGCCCAACGCGTCTCTGGCACATAGACCATGCCTGATTCTAGTATGGGTGCAACCGAGTTCACTCTTGCAATCTTGTCTTGTCCCTTTCCAGGTGAGTAATTGACAACAGGTATGCCCGCTTGACGCAATTCATCGGTGAGTGGCATACCGGATGCCTTTGCTTCGATGATAATTGTGTCTGGTTCCCAGTATGTGTACTGCTCGTATGCAATTCTTTTCAGTTCTGGAAAGTCCCACCGCCCTTTTTTGCTGTCTAACAGTAACAAACAGGGTCGATGTGAGCCTTCTTCGGGATGAAACACGCACCAAGTGGTAATAGCAGAGTAATCCGCGGTTTCTTTCTTGCTAAACGCCGTGTCGTAGCTCTGAATGACGTAGTGCATCTGCGGAACTTCTTTTTTGTTCCAAGTATTCCACCATTCACGCTTTAGTATCGCTCCTTCTTCCGAAGTTGGGTTCTGCATCCACTGTGCTTCCCACTTTGACACAGGAATAGACGCTTTTACACCCTCTAATTCTTCAATTTTCCAGTAACCGGGCCATAAAGGCTTGTTTGACTCTGGAAAAATGGCTGGAAACTCGACTACTTCCCACTGATCTGCGTGATCTTGTGTCTGTTTTGCCAATAATCTGCCTGTTAAGTCCTTGGTCGACCATCTTGTCATCACAATTACGATAGCCCCACCCGGTTGTAAACGCTGTCGCGGTCCAGAACTGTAGTATTCCCATGCGTTGTCCAAGGCCGTTGGACTTAAAGCGTCTTGTTCCGAGTGAATGTCATCGAGAACCAGCAAATCCGCACCCCGTCCAGTCACGGCACCGCCGATACCTGAATAAAACGCTTCGCCCCCACCGCTGGTTTCCCAACGTCCTGCCGATTTGCTGTCTGCTTTAAGCGCCACCCCTGGAAAAACTGCTTGATAATCTTCAGAATCAATCAAGTCTCTGACTCTTCGACCAAAACGAAAAGCCAGTTCTGCTGTATGTGTGATTTGCATGACTTTGAGTTTTGGATTTCTACCTAAAATCCATGAAGGAAAGTATGTGGATGCAAACTCACTCTTTGTATGACGAGGAGGCATGTTAATAATCAAACGTTTTAGTTCGCCACGAGCAACTTGTTCAAGTTTCTCAGCGAAAATCTGATGGTGGCGTCCTTCAATAAAATCGGGCCACATGTGTTTGACATACGTCAGAAAGCTTTCTGCGCCATTGCGTTGGAGTTGTTTGGTGCGTAATGCCTCTGTCAATTCAATGAGTTCTTTCGTTGCGTCCGGGTATTGCTCCGCCAAACGTTCCAAATCAATATCCATAGTTAACCACTTTTCTTTCTGCGAAACAATTCTAATCTTATTTTATGTTTTACTTTTGGCTTGGTGTTTTCTTTTTCAAGCGATTCTAACAAGTCCTTGGTCGGTGTTCCTCTCATCCAATAGTGCACTACCGTAGTCTTTCCAGTTCTGCGATCGTAGTTTTTTTCTGAGGGTTTAAATTTAATTGGCATTTTCTTTGTTGTGTACTATGTTTTTGCACCACCAGTAGAGTTCTCCCTCTCCCAGAGTGTGTTTCATGGTGTTGACTCTTTGTGTCACTAATTGCACGTTGCCTATTATATATCCTTTATTGGAATCTTTTCTATCAATACTGGCATTAAGATCCTGTCGTCCTTCTCCCGCGTGCCACGTCATAAATATTCCAGATAACGCGCAGCGTCCTTCTTGTTTGTGCCACAGTTTATTTATATGGTCTATATCAATATCCCACTCCATGTCTGTTCTTGCTGTTTTTAATTTGTGATACACCACAGCGAGATAGGATTCCGGCGTATGATTCCTTGCAACGTTTCTTTGAAAAGAGGTGCACCGCTTACAGACATTACGTTTCTTGGTGTATTCCGATTGTGGAAGTGTTCGATTACAAGTGATGCAAGTTTTTTTCATATATAAAATTTGACGGTGGCCCAGGGACTCCTAACCCTTTTTGTTATATAAGGGGGGTCGCAAAATGTCAAATTTTCTGAATATTCTGTACCTGTCTGTTTTCTTCTCTAAAGATAAAGATAGACAAGCAAGAAAATGGGGGGGATGGCCTACGGCGTCATCTCACTTCGTTCGATTCATCCCCCCCATTTTCTTGCTTGTCAGGGGCGCCCTGAGAACAAACTAGCGTGAGTTTAAGAGCCTTTGTCCTTCGTTGTTGGTTTGATTACCATGTACGCTAGGCAAAGGCTCTAAGGCTTGGACAACCTATTGTATACGCCAAACTCGGAGTTGATTATCTTGAGTTCGTCTACTCGTGCATGTGCGTCCAGATTTTTTGAAGACGTCTCTAACAGCTCGTTTAAGCTGAACAACATTAGGTAAACCTTTAGGTCTTTGAACCAAGTGTTCCGGTGCCATAAAAGAATCACCTATTTCCATGCTCTGAATCATGTTCTTTTCTTCAAGAGTCATGACTCTAGTGCTTCCTCTTTCGTTAGTAGGATATGGAACATTCTTTTCAATCCGAATGGTAGAGGGACTTTCGTCCCTCTCCATTTGTTCGATGTGTAGGTCAGACATTTTCATTCTGCACCTCCATTTCGATGTGTGTAGTTCTCACCATAAACAATCGAAACGATTTCGTCGTGATACTCTCTATATCCTTGAAGTATTGCTTGTTTAGCATCGGACAATAATCTAGCCTCTTCGTCTGTCGCTTGTCCATGCCTTTGTCTTACCAACATTCTGATAAGTGCTTGGATAAGTATCACATCGTCAGAGGTCACATCAGCAGTTAATAAAGCCATGTTTGGATCCATGCTGTCGTTTACTCTTGTTACTGTTGTTTCAGCTTCTGGGTTTAATGGGTTTGTTATATCTTGTGGCATTTTTGCCTCCCTTTATTATTAGTTACATATACTATTCTAATGATTGTATAGTATATGTCAATATATATCTTATATTATATTTTTGTTTTTATACAACAGCTGTTGTTTTTATACAACAGCGTTTGGTATTGCATTTATGAGATACATCTGTTAATCTTGTATATGAACTAAAACAAAGGAGGACAATATGTCACACTTAGAAAACGAAATGATGAAAGAAAAGATCTACGAAGAGGTCTGCTCTGACAATTCACCTGAAATGCAAATCAAAATCAACGCTGTAATGATCTCGTTTAAATGTGATCGTGATGAAGCACTTGACTTGATAGCTGAAGCAACCATAAACCAATGGGAGAATCAACAATGATGGAGTTCGCTATTGTCGTGGCGATGATTATCGCCATTCTTGGCATACTTGCAACATGGAGATAGTCCCCTAATAGTTCACCACAATCTGTTGCAAGTAGAAACGCCCTCGAAAGAGGGCGTTTTTTTTCGCCCGTCTCCTGCGCCAGCTGCAGGCCGTGATCTTTTTAGAAAGGACAGACAAGCAAGTGGGCCTGGAACGCCCTTTGCTTGTCTGTCCTCGACCGAATAAACAAGCACGCCAGCTGCCAGGGCCAGCAGGGACAGTTTTAGAAAGAACAGACAAGCAAGCGCTTCGCTTCGACTAGCCTAAAGGCCCGTCCTTGCTTGTCTGTCCTCGGCGGAAGAGGCAAGCACGCCAGGCTGCCCAGGGACGGCAGGGACAGTTTTAGATAGAAGAAACAAGCAAGCATGTTTCTTCTAGGACGACGGACCAGAGAGGCAAGAACGCCAGGCTGCCCAGGGACGGCAGGGACAGTTTTAGAAAGAACAGACAAGCAAGCGTCTGTTCTTGGTCGACGGACAAAGGACTCAAGCACAAAAAAGGGCTACCCGAAGATAGCCCTTTCACACTAACAAGGAGGCGTTTAGTGTTTGGTTGATATGTTTGCTTCGTTTGCTTCTGCTTCGTCCAAAGCCTCTAGCGCATACTTGTCAGCATGTCTAACTGCCTCCCTTATTATGTTCATCGCTTCTTCTCTTTCTTTAGCGTCGTCTGCTAAAGTACAAAGAATAAACCCGCACATGTGTTTGACTAAGTGTTCGATCAACATCTGAGCATCGGTTGACTCGCCTGTTGTATCCCCTCTTTTTTTGGTGAGGTTTAACATAGTATCGCCCAACGCTTCCATAGATTTTCTCGTGATTTTAAACACTTCTTCATATTCTTTTTCGTAATCGTCCATTACGTTCTCCTTGTTATTGGTTAAGTTGTAGGTTGGGGTTGTAGTGTGTTTTCATTGCCCCAATTAATCGCGCCCTATCTACTAGACACACATAGCACGCTAAGCCATTTTATTATTATACGAAATATCCTATAAAAGTCAACACTTATTTTGACCATTCCTTCCATCGCAGCCTGGACGGCAGGCTGCTGGCGGCTTTTAGATAGAAAAAACAAGCAAGCAGTTTTTTCTAGGGCGACCCTCAGAGCTACCAAGCGGCTTGGACAGTGCTTGGTAGCTCTTCGGTAATGGTTTAGGATGCCAGCCTTCCTTTTGATAACGGAGCGATTTCACCAACTCCCTAGGCATCATTATGCCTCTAAACCACTAATCTATCGTCGCTAAAATGCAGATGATTGCCATGATAAAAGCCAAACCAATGACAACCACAAGAACTTGATCGGCTAACATATCCTTTCCCCCTCTTCATCACACTCCCACTCATCATTAAAGTCTTGATAAGCTAAATCTAATGCGCCTTCAATATCCCAAATATCGTGTCCATCGCTGTAAAAAGGATCATCTTCACCTTCTCGATACACCGCATAAGAATATTTGCCTTGTATGTGTGAACCATCGTGGCTCATAAAATGTTCGTGCCATTCTTCGTCCGTTTGTGGCATTGGCACTTCGGGTTCTTCTTCATAGACTTTGATGATTATGTTTGGTCGCTTGGTTGCGCTTCTGTTGTATTTTTCTGTTTTAACAAGTATTGGAAACTTTCTTTTTTCACTCATATTCTTTCCCCTTCTTCATCAAACAACCCATCGGCTTCTATCAACCCACGCTCTGCCTGTTTTAAAATCCATGCAGACCAGTCTTTCTCTATTTCTTTTATATCTTCTTCACTAACAACTAAACTGCCTAAATCCTGTGTGTAATATTTTTCTTCTGTTTCTAACATATACTGAACCCTCCGCAGTTCTCAACAAAGTGTTGAAACTCTTTGACGTTTGACACTTCAAAAGGATAGCTTTTGCCAGAGTTCTCAACCTTTCCAGAGCCTTTGCAGACGTGGCAAGTATCTTTGCCTTCTGAATAGTGCGCACCTTTCCCATCACCTCCGCAACAAAAACAGACTTGTTTCGGCAACGCTTCAATGGCTCGATCATAAAGAACTTTGTAGCTTTCTACGCCACCGTTGTCTAACTCGATCTTCAAAGCATTGGCAATATATTTGCAAGTCTCCGCATCGATCTCATGCCCACTATTGCTGTGTCCAAGATCATAGTCCTCTTCACTAAGAACTTCAGAACAAAGCTCATAAACATAATCCCAAAGTGGTCGCCACCACCAAACATTGTTTCTAAAGTATTGACCGCTTTTAGCTTGACCATCGAAATAGTCTTGCCATGCTTTTTCTTTCCACGCTTCTGGCATATTCTCGTCAGGTTGTGGTGGTGCTTCGGTTGTTGGATTTAATCCGTAAACGTCCATTCCCATATCGTTCTCCTTATTATTGTTAAGTTGTGGTAGTTTTGATATAGCAGACTACCAAACTGCTTCTTTGCTATTATATTTATAGTCCAACTTAGCTTCTGGACTTCTATTATTATACAAAATATCTTATAGAGGTACAAATCTTTTTTCACCAACAGCTACATTATTTGCACCCATCGCTACGTTTCCTGCACCAGACGGCTGCCGATCGCTTGTCTCT